AAAGGAGACAGAACAATGAAAGTCGGAATTGTTATTGTACATTACGGACAACAAGAATTACTTGACAATTGCTTAAAAAGTTTTTTTGGTCTTGATTGGAAACATGCTGACCCACGTGTATTTGATTGTAATAAAAATAACATTGGATTTTCTCGTGGCAATAATGTTTTAATCAAAGAGATGTTGTCTGAATATGAACCAAGTGATTGGATATGGCTTCTCAATAACGATACAACAGTTCCAAAAGAAACTCTCGACAATCTCGAGAAGGTATTGTCAGAAGTTCCAGATGATGTTGGTATTTTAGGATTTCAAATTCGTTCAATGGATGACCCAGATTTGATTCACCACGCTGGCACGCATCAATCGTATCCTGGTGGTGTTCATAAGTCTGGTTCAGTGAAGTTAGGACAATTCAATGAAAAGACATTCGAGAAATGGGTTACCTTCGCATCAGTCCTTATTAGGCGTGAGGTTTTTGAAACTGTCGGTTTGCTTGATGAACGGATGTTCAACTATTACAGCGACTCTGATTTTTGTTTCCGCTCACGGTATTGTGGCTGGAAAGTTCAATATATACCCGAATTAGTGATTTATCACAAGATTGGCTCTTCTCAAAATCCCAATGAAAAACAGGTTCAGATGATTAAAATGGACCAATTAATGTTCGAGAACAAATGGATGAACGGAAAACTATTCTTCGACCTTGAAAACGAGGTTTGTTAATGGCTTATTGTGCTGGCGAACACTTTGAGAGAATTCTTGAAGGTTTTGCTACATTATATTATGGCACTCAAGCTGGTGGAACTGGAACCATTGAGATTGCTACTTCTACGTTTCAAAGCGATATCAATTCGTCTTTCAATCGAATCAACAATGTTCTTGATGGTTTCGACAGAATTATGGCGACTCCTGTTGGAACTGAGTCCAATGGAAGTTACAATCAAGCATTAGTTGATTGGAATGTTCTTGATACCATTTACACCAAACTTGTTGCACGACATTGGATTCAACTTCAAGGCAATATGCCTGATTGGATGTCGGAGTTTGGTTCAAGAGCAAGAAAAATTGAATGTGACATAAAAGACGGATATATCACGTTTGAGTCTGATACCACTAAAAAAGGTATTGGATATCCAGTTCGTGTTGCTGGTTCAAGTGTCGCACCGTTCTATTCTAATTGGGATACAGGATATTATGAAGGCTCTGATTTTGAAAAGGTATTTCATTTCAGAATCAATAGTGTAGCTGATGGAACAACTCCGAATAAAGCTCAATTCATAGTATCTGATAATGGTGGATATTCTTGGTGGGATGGGACATACACCACAGGAACTGATTGGGCTTCTGTCAAAGATGGTTTGTATGTAAGATGGGGTTATACCACTGGCACCACTGCTATGCTTGCTGTGGGTGATGAATGGAAGATTACTTGTATTCCTGTAAATAAAATTTCTCAGGGACAGTCATCTGGTTATAAAACATTCAGGAGAGGGTGATGCCATTAACAACGCCATTTAATTTTGAAGAATTTGCTGTGCTTGTTCGTGACGAACTGAAAAATTCAGCAACATTGTCGTATATACGTGATGACAGTATCATAATCGTTGAACAAAGTAATAAAGACTTGGTTCAGACTTTCACTGATTATATGATTAGATTGTCAGCACCTGAAAGTGGCTTCTTGCAAAAGATACCCAAGATTGGAAAGTATTATACGAATTATTACAGTTTGGCTATTGAGCTGTGGCTAAAATCACCCCAAAGCATTGTGGCTAAAGGTGTCAATCGGTTGTTGTCTGGCTCACTAATCGGAAGACAACAAAAAGGTATATTTGAAATACTTCAAGACGTATCGGGCGTTTTGGAGCACAATACGTTTAATGGGCAACTTGACCCATTTCCTGGCACCAATATTGGTGACCCAGTTGCTCTTGCTGGAACTGAAGGTGAGAGTGGTGTGTCATTCATATATACGGTTCGCCAAAATAACATAGCGTAGGAGTTTGTATGCCTGGTTTTGATTCGCTCATTCGAATTCAAAAGGCGGATAGTTGGGGAACAGCTGGAACTGTTACAAATCGTGGTATGTTTTTGTATGCAGACAGTGAAAATCTCGACTATGGTGCCCAAGCGACTGAGCGTGATGCTAAGTTAATTGGACAGAGGGAAAGTCCTGTTGATACGTTTTCAATTGATAAGTATTTTCCGAAAGGTAATATCGTCATTCAGCCACGTGTTGATGACTTGTTGCCTTTGCTCATGGCTCATTTTCAGAATGTTGTTGTTTCTGGAACAGGAACATATACTTTTTATCCAAATCCGAAACCGCTGAAGTTTACACAAGGTGGTTCAAATATCGGAACACATCCATACACAGTGAATGTCGACCTTTATTTTGGACAATCTTTTGCGACTGGCACACAATCAAATGGTATTCGGTTTATGAACGGACTCGTTGATAAGCTCACATTTGACTTGCGTTTCGGTGAGGATTTGAAGGTTACTCCTGAATTCAAATTCTTGGCGGGAAGTTATTGGGTATATCCTGCTGGATTTGCGGCTTTGAGTGCATACGGTTCATTCTCTGGTTTTTCACGATTTGTGGATTATCTGGGAACTGTAACTGTTGGCTCGGAAGATTTCGATATTGATTCATGGTCTGGAATGTTTTCGAACAATTCAGAAGATAAGTCAAGACTCGGAAAACGTGGATACAACAGATTTCCGTTGACAGGTCGATATGTTGCTGAAGGTAATTTTGACATGGAGTTGAATCGTGATTTGAACATTCTTGCCGAAGGTGTCTACACATCAATTGTGATAGACATGAACGGTGGAGTGGCAAATAGGGTTTATATTTCACAGCCAAACATTGCCAACAGACCTTTCGATATTCCTTTGAATGGTGGCGACCAAATCGTCCAGCTTTCTAAAGGTTATCGAGCATATCCACCTTCTGGAACTACTGGTCCAAGCACTCAGGTTATTGTCTATACGGGAACAACGTTTGGCACTAACTTGTTTGGTTTCTAAGTGATGGGTGGAGTAATCCACCCACCATTTCTAAATTCCTAAGTCGTTTTTATTAAGGCAATGCGATATACTAATATACGCTATATCGTTTAATAGAGATTAGGAAAAATGCTACATGAACCCCTTTAAAATAGAGGTTTCGACTTTATGCTTAGAGACATATTAAAACTCGATGATTATTCTTTTGATGAAAAGAAAATATCTGTCAGATACAGACAATACAAAAATGGTGCCAAAGTAAGAGGAATTTTATTTAAACTAACATATATTGAGTTTAGAAGTTTTTGGAATTCCAATTGCGAGTATTGTGGCGACAAAATTAATGGTATTGGAATAGACAGAATTGATTCAAATGAAGATTATGAACTTGATAATGTTGTTTCATGTTGTAAAATATGTAATAGAATGAAATCTAATCACGATGTGGTATTTTTTGTAAATCATTGTACGAAAATTTTTAGAACACTTCATAACTTTTAACAATATAATAAACAAATCACATTCATATTAATAAAAGGATTATATTATGCACTATCGAAATGGACGTGAAGCAAAAAATGGTGATAAAATTGTCCAGTTAGGCGATACTGGTCAAATCACAGCGTTGGGAGTGTTACATAGTGCAACACCAGGAAATGATTATTGCAATGGTGCAATTGCTCCAATTCAACAGGTTTTCACAACCGCTTGTATGGTTGACTGTCTGCATGTTGACGATGTTGCGGCAATGCTCACAGAAAAAGGATTGGAAAAACGACCAGCAGGTAAATAAAACCGCTTTTTGGCGGACAGCACATTCATATAACAAGAGGAAAAACAATGATTAAAACAGTTGGAAAATCCGTTCTTCATTTCATCTCAAAGGCTGAGAAGGTTGACCCGAAGCCGACAATCGTTTGCTTCAAGCCGATGACAAAGAGAGAATATGATGAGTACATGGACTCTCTGACAGAGTTCAAACGTGGTAAAGTTGTTTCTAAGGCTTCAAAAGCTGGTGAAATTCTTTATCGAAGAGCTTTGTCGCCTGACGATAAAGACGAAATCATGACGCTTGAATCTGGCGTTAAGGTCAAACGTGAAAAGGGTGTGTTCATCTACAATGCTTTCTATGATGGCAAAGAACTTGAACAAATCAAAGACCGTGACATCGCTGTTGAATTCCTGATGGGAGTTGTCGACATTGATTGGGCAAACGAACTCGAATCAACGATGAGAGGTCAATCAATTCTCGATGAGGAAGAAGAAAAAAACTCCGTTGGGCAATCAGACTCTCATTAGCATTAAATGATGCTGAAGAGAATGCGTCATCAGTTGGTTATAATTGTGACCTCTGCATTGCCAAAGATTTAATGGGCAAACGACCTGGCAGATTGTGTATGATTTACCAGGTTGATTTAGGTGAAGACATTCTTGAATATAATACCGTTACTCGTGAAGGTCCACTCAATGGAGAAATCAAGTCCATTGATGACCTTTATTACGGTATCAATAAACTACTCCAACACCATAAAACTGAAAGAGTTGATTTGGTGTTGCGGTATATCAGATTAAAAGGTACACGGTCTTCAGGTCTTTGTCCAAAGTCTTATCCAAAATCAGAACTATCTACACGATTACTTGGAAAATTGAACATATGTTTGGGTGGTGAGAATGGAACAGAGCTTGTCCACTTTCCATTTGATGGAACTATAATGGACCAACCAAACCTATTTATTGAAGCTTTTTATGTATGGGTTGATGAACTCAGCCGATATATAAGAGAGAAACAGAAAACAACTCCAAATGAAAATCGTAGATAGGTCAAATGGATTTTGGTTGAATATCCTCACCAAAAGAACATCTCCTGAAGTTGCCTTCGAACAAAATTATATGCCTGACCCAACAATGACAAGATTGTTGGGTGAGGAAATAATTTCTGGAATGAAAGGTTCCAAAAAACACAAGTTTATGGTTCGCCATTTGAATGGCAAGCTCGTCATTTCTCGTGTTCCAAACGGTAAATATCAAACAGGTATCTTGAGAAGAACATCTCCTGATGGAACACCTTATGTTCCATTATCAGAATCAACACTTGCCATAAGAAAAATAGATGGCAATACTCGTGGTCCAGCATTTATTCTTCGTGAAACTGGCAAGCACATAATGGATGGCTTGAAAATCATTACATCCTCTTTTGGAAGAAAACGCTCCAAAATGTCTATCGGTTGGACTGGTGAAGATGCTGAAATTGCCGCTAAACAAAATAAAGGCTTTGAAGAAGCCAGACCATATCGAACATCAACAGATGAGCTGAGAGATTTCAGTGTAATTATTCCAGCACGTCCGTTCATAGGTATATCTGAAGAAGTTCAAACAGTATTGCAACAAGCTTGGAACAAAATAGGTAAAGTATGATACCAAGTTTTTCACGGTCAGCAACTCAAGTATTTTTAGAGATTTATGCTGATACTTCAAAATATGACCCAAAGAAGTTGACAGACCTTGCAAAAAATCTTGAAACTGCTGATGTTTCAGGAAAGAAAGTAGTAGGAACTGTCAAAAACTTATTGGATAAGTCCATACTGTTGTCAAGAACTCCATTCCTTGATATTAAGTCTTTGAACGCTGGTGCAAGAATTATCCAATCCTTAAGGAAAAATGTTGTTGATTTGGGTAGAGATTATGCTGATGCTATTGCAAAACAAAAAGCCGCTCAAGTCAATCTTACACAAGTTGGTCTTACAGGGATTGGTGATAGAGACAATACATTTGCTGTTAAACAAGCTAAAAGAGAATTACAAGAAGCAAAGACGACAACATTGGGTGTAAAACGGGAACTTGCTGAACGTGCAAGAGCTTTGAAAAATTATGTTACAGCTTACGATGCTTCAAATAAAAGATTAAATCAAATTGATGCAAAACGTCATCAAATGGCTAAATCCATTTATTCATTTGTTGATAATCGTAGATTTATGACTGAAGCTCAACGTTCTCAAGCATTTGCTATTGCCAATGTGTTTGAATCATCCAATCCAAAAACAAAGACTGGTCAAAAAGATTTAGCAACAGCCGCCAAAGATTGGGATAGATTGACCGCATCAATGGTTCGTCAAAAAGCTGAGATGTCAGGCGTCCATCGTGCTTGGGAAAAGTTCAGAGTTGTGTTCTCACGTGTTCTTGATGCTTTAGGTTCATTTGTTATTATCAATACAGCTCAACGATTGATAGTAGGTTTTATGACAAGCATTGTTAATTCTAACCAATTGCTTGAAAGACTTAATGCACGACTATCATTGCTGACACGTAATAATGCAGAGCTTGTTGGAATTCAAAAAGAGTTGATTCGATTAACAGTTAAGACACCTTTTGATATTCAACAATTAGTTGAAGGTGCTGGTCTTTTACGTGCATACAGTAAAGATATTGTTGGAAGTATGAAGTTTGTTGCTGACTGGGCTTCATCAGTAGGTCGTGATGTTGAAGATACTGCTGTGGCTTTCGGTAAGATTGTCGCACATTCTCCACGAACTAACTTATTGTTATCAACACGTGGTTTTGACCCAGCTTTATATGAGTCTTATGTAAGAAAATTTCAAGACAGAGAAATTGCACTTCAACAGATGATTGCGGATAACTTTGGTGGAATGGCTGAAAGACTTTCGAGAACAATGGAAGGTATTCAAGCCAATATAGGTGATATGTGGGTTCAACTGTCTGCAAAACTTGGTGCTCCATTATTTGAAACATTAAAATCAGATTTGTTCTATATCTATAAACAATCTGAAGATATTGTTGAAAATGGAGAATCAGTAGTTTCTATTATTGCAGAATTAATCAATTATTCTGTTAAATTTGCGGCTATTGGTGCTGTGGCTGGCGGTGTTGCTCTGTCCTTTAAGCACATTGTAAGTTGGGTAACACTTTTAATTCCAGCATTACGAGCCGCTGAAGTTATAATGTTGAGATGGAGTAAAACTGGTGTCTTTGCCGTTCTTTCAGCTATATTGGTTGGCATTGGAGAAATATATAGTTCAAAGAAACTTGCCACAATTAAAAAAGATTATGATGATTTGCTTAATCAACGAGTGGGTGCGAAATCAATGCAAGAAAGGATGATTGTTGAAGAGCAAATTCTTGAAAATCTTAAAATGCAAAATGCTGAAGCAAGCTGGTATTTGAAAACAAATTCTCCAAGAGTATCTGCTGAATTAAACGCAATTGGTAGACTTGAAATAAGAATTCAAAAACAAAAAGATTTACTTGAAATAACAAAACAACAACTTGAAATATCTAAACTTGCTGATGCCGCAGAAGTGGCTCGTGGTAATGAGTTTGAAAAATATCAAGCCATGAAACAACTGTCTGATAAAGGTGTTTTGAAAGAAACTATTCAGCCACTTGTTAATGCTGGCTCTATACAAGAAAAATATCTACTTGGAAAACTTAGAGAAGCACAGCAATTCGGAACAGCCATTGTTAACGGAAAACCAATGACTGAACATGAATTGACAATTGCTTATAGTATTGCTGAAAATCGTCTCAAGATGTTGTCTGGAATTATGACTGGAACTCTTTCAAAAGCAATTCAATCTATGAATCAAAACATGGTTGCTTTTTTGTCAAAGACAATGAGCGGAGATGCTCTTAAACAGGCAACGGAAGATTGGCGAACATTCATGGAGTTTATCGAGCAAACTGTTTCAATTATTGATAAACCAGCTAAAGGTGGCTCCATATTTGATGATGCAAAATGGGCTGAACTTACAGGAAGAATTGAAGCTTATGATACTTCATTAAACAAAGTTTATTCTGATTTGACTGGACACTTGAAGCGATATCAAGAATTGTCTGGTAAGACAGATGAACAGATGAAATCTCTTACAATTCAGTCTTTGATAGAAGAACAATCAACTCTTAAAAAGACTGAAGGTAATTTGAAATTGAAAGGTGCAATGGCTGACTTGATTGATGTTTATGTCAAGTATATTGATGCTGTTAAGAAAAATAAGATTGACACTAAAGATATTGATGCTTACAATTCTAAAATTCTTGTTCTTCGTAGAACAATGATGAATTTTAGAAAAGAACTGACAAAAGAAAAGATGTCACGTTATGGCGTCAATGAGTATGGTCAATTATTTGAATTTGCAAAGGGTAAGACCAAAAAGGCTGAGGAGATGTTCTACAAATCCACGCCTGGCTCAAAAGAACATTTGAAATATGCCGAAGATTACTTAAAGACTCTTCAAAAAGAATATGAGATGTATCAACTCTTACATAAGTCATCTACGAATTTTGGAGAAGCTTATCTTGGTATTCTTGGAGATGTTAGAGCAAAGAATCAACAGATATTTGATGATTTGGCTAAAATCTCATATGAATTCTTCACGGATACTGGAAAAGGTATCTTGAATGAATTATTGTTTGGAGATACCACTGAGAAACTGACGCAAGAGATTGATGATTTACGTTTCAAGTTGATTGAAATTCAAGCTGAGAAAGCTGGACATCAATTAATTGAGGATACAGAAGTTTCTACACTTGCAAGAATCAATGAACTTGAAGCTGAACGTGCAAATGTGATACTTCCTATTCTTGAAAAATCACTTCAATCTGTAACAGATAAGATGAGTGATATTGTATTCTCTCAATTGGCTGAAGAAGCTTTGTCTGGAATACTTGGAGATGTTGAGGCAAAGAAACTTTCTGAAATTCAGTCATATCAAGACAAAATAGCTGAATTAGAAAGCCGTCTTCAAACAATAGCTACGGTTCAATTGGTTGCTTTGAATGGTATGCTTGATGTTACGTTATCAAAATATGACTTGATACTGATGAAAATTCAGCAAATCAATTCAGCTTTGATTACTAAACAATTTCTTGATGTTGGACTCGGTCAAAACTTTAGTCCAATTCCGAAAGGTGGCTCATCTTCAGGTGATGGCACTCCAACAGAACAAATGGGTAGTAAAGTTGTTCGACCAATCTATCGTAGCGGTCAAAGCGTAAACAATAATTATAGCTTTGTAATTCCTGGAAACATATATGGATATGATGACTTCAAGAATAAGGTTGATGGTGCCATTCGTGACCTCAAAAGGAGAAGCGTCTAATGTATGGTTTGAGAATCAGAACAGTTAGTTTATCTCTTGGAAGTTTCTGTGATTTTTTCATTCCAGACGAAGATATGCCAGCTGAAGTAAACACTCGTGGCTATGAAGTTTTCAGAGATGATTTACGTGCACCAAATGGAAATACGTTCAGCTATGATAAAGGGCGTGTTAAAACTTGGAGCTTAAACTTTGAAGCTATATCCACAAGAACAAAGGATTTAGTTGAGCATTCTGACCACGGTTGGCTGGGTAAACAACAAGTATCAGTTATATTCTTTGGAACTGAGGTAACTGGAACTACTCAATCACCTGGAACATATTCAGCTTCACAGGTATGGGGAACTGGCTATGTTCGTCTTCAGAAAGCACCTGATGAAGTTATGTTTGATGCTTGGAATCTCGGAATTACTATAACACAATTTGGAACTAATCAAAGTTTTTAAGGAGAGTCTTATGTTTGATACACTACCAAAAATACACGGTCATTTGGAAGTATACAAAATTACTTCTGGTGGCGAGCGATTGAGAATGTATGGAAAAAAGAACACAATCAATGTTGACTTATATACAGCATTACGTAATTCATTGCTGACAAGAGCCAACGAGATTGCTGTTGATGCGATTGCTTGGGGTTCTTGGAAAGACCCATCAGCTGGTTCGTTTGTTGATTCCGACTACGCTGGAACAACAGGTGCTGGAACTCAAGGAGCTTTAATTCAATCACAAGTTGGTTCAATTGCTGCAAAGTTTAGTGGAACATTCAGCTTTTCTTCCACAAAACAAATCAATTTCTTTGAATTGGGTGACGGATATGTGCCAGCTGCTGGTGGTGTAACTGAGCTATTTACTAATAGGTATTGTTATGACAACTCACTTCTCACAGGTTCAACCTATCTTACTTATGAAAATGGTGAGTCGTTAATCGTGGACTGGACAATAACAGTTGGCTCTTAATTTAACAGCAAACTAATATGAGCTTAAAAAATATTGTTTTCAAACAGTTGTCTTCCAGAAGAAAAGAATACCTAAATAATTGGAAGAAAACTGAAAGAGATTCAAATAGAGAAAAATATAATCAATATAATCGTGATTATTATTCATCTACTGGAAAAAACAAGAAAAAAGAATATCATGAATCTCCAAAAGGCAGGTTTGATTCCTATAAACAAAATGCAAAGAAACGAGATATTGAGTTTTGTTTAACATTTGAACAATTTGTTAATTATTGGAATTCAAAATGTTCTTATTGTGGTGAAGAAATAAATGGAATTGGTTTAGATAGAATTAACAATAATCTTGGATATATTGATGGTAACGTTACGCCATGTTGTTATTCATGTAATTGGATGAAAAGAGATATGACAAAAGAGGAGTTTTTACAAAAATGCAGAAAAATTTTAAGTTTTTGTGGATGATACTTTCACTATTGGCTCTTAGTTGTAATGATAATCCAGTTACCTATAAAACAATTATTCACGAACATACCGATATTGTTTTAACTTTAACCCATTTTGATGGAAGAAGTGGTAGCTGGATAAATCCAGATGATACTATTTGGATTGCAAGATACGAAGGTTTGGACAAAATCTCTGAAATAACATTAAAAACAAGTAAAAATGTTGTTGTCATAAGGTTGTATTAGTATGCCAAGAGCTTGGACGTTTGATGTTGATTCTTATCCAATATTTGAAGAGTATGGAACTTTTGCACAAGCCAGAGCCATGCTTGAGAATTTGTATGCAATTCAAATAAAATCAAATGGAACTGTTATTGGAACTGGTTATTATCCAAATGGTGATTTTGGCTGGATAGCTAATGCTGATTCAAATGCAACAATGAGTTTTACTGTCACAAAAAGACAAAAGTCATATTTTAACAGTTACGTCAGAGTTGATGAGAATGATTATGCACAAAATAGTTATATAAATCGTGGCGATTCATTATTCCTCAGTTTCAGAGGTGTGGGTGGTGGTGAAGTTGGAACTTTTTACAAATTCTTTTTTCCTGAAATTCAAGAATACTCTGCTGTTGATTTATATGTTGGCACAAAAGGTGAAACTTATTATGATTCAGCATATGCTACATTAGCTTGTGGTTATGTCGGAACAAGAACAATATCTGATGTAGCAACAGTTTATGAATCAAAAACTCGTAAAGGTAACACCAATCTTTTTGAAGATGTTTTCTTACGTGAAAACATTCGTTGGAGTCCCAGAAAATACTTTGAGAACTTTTCAGCATCTGACTATATAAACACAATTTCAGTTAAGCTTCAATCTGGAACTTCTTGGTTATTCGCACCTGATTATCGCATTCTTGTTGACTTAAACAATTCTGGTGAATTTGCAACAACCAATTGGCATGAAAGAGTAATTGATTATGGGAATGTAGATAAAGCTCAAAAACATTGGTCTGGAAATTACGAAGTGTCAGAGTGGAGTCCGACATTTGCCGACCCATACAATGAAATGTACGGCTCACTCTACACTTCGTCTATTGATGGTCGTGATAAATTGATAATGATGCGTGCTATGGTTAAAGACAGACCTTTAATTTGGCATACTCAATTTACAGGAAGAATCAAGCAAACATCTTGGAAAGATGGTAAATTAACAGTAAAAGCTCAAGATGAAATTCGTGGTTTACCTGATAATGAATTTGTTTACGACTATCAGAATCTTGGCACTGTCATTTCTGGGAAAAGCTATGGTGTTGTAAAAGCAATTGTTGGCACTGAAGTAATGTTTGACGACAAAGGTGAAGTTAGTTACATTGTCCGCAAACAGAAAACAAGTGCTAATTGGTTCAACATTGCTTGGAATACTGTTCTTGCGGCTCATTCAGCTGTTAGTGGAAATTTTGTTGGAGTTGGTTTATCTGGATTGAATATAGCTGTTGAGCTTGGCAAAGGTGGAGAGAAGATAACAAACTCCTACACTCAAATTCAGGATGACAATTTGATTCCTGATGATTCTGTATTTGGTGGAGTTTTGAAATTCTTTGGCGGTAGTTTTGCTGGAACAGCGGACAACAAAAATTCACCATTATATCAATCAAAAGAATATCGTGCTGTTGGCGGAACTTTTGTAAATGGTCTTTATGCTACATTATCTTTTGATGATGTTTCTGGTATAAAGATTGGTGATTATGTTTATGCAAGAAAACCTTTACTGTTTTCTGGAAATCCAAACGAAGTAATCAGAGCTATTCTTTGTGGTTCTAATATCACAAACAAGTATAGTTATCCAAGTGTAGCAACTGTTGGAGATGAAGTTACTAAGTCATGGTTTGGAAGAAACGCAAAGGTAGTTTCAAAGAATGATTTTGATTCTAACTGGAATTCAGAATTTTCTCCATTAGCTCAAATGTCAATATGGAGAATTGTTGATGAATCATCTCCGTTTGAAGAAATTAAAAAGATTGCTGAGTCCTGTCAATTTTATTTCTACATCAATGCTGATAATAAATTTGCTGTTTCAGTTTTGAATGGTAAAGATGTATTAAAAACAGCTACAAACATAAGTACATACTCTCAAACCTATGGAAATATCCTTGATGGTTTTGAGTTTAATCGTTCAACAGAAGATGCTTATGGCGGGTTGACATATAGATATGGATTTGATGAAAAAAGAAATACTTTTTCAAAGAAAATTGAATTGTATAATAAATACAGCCAATTTGCTGGTAAACCAAAAGAAATTGAAGCATATTGGATAAATGATGACGATGACGCTTATGTATTGGCTCATCGTGCTTTGATGCGGTATGGAACTGGTGTTGATACTGCAAGAATTCCAACAAGTTTATATGGTATTCTGAATAATGTTGGAGATTTGATTAGAGTTCAACATACTTATGGTTCATTAAACTACAATACCTTTGAAATAGTTTCTCAAGGTAAACGCTTTGGAAATTCTGAGATAAGCTTTGATGCTGAATCCGTTGAATATGTTAATGCTCAAGGAATTGCTGAGTGGGGTAATGGATTTGGAACTTATGTTTCAACTTCTAAAAATACTTGGAGTTGTGTCGGGCGGAATGGGGATAGTATTGGAACGGTTGGAACGCTTTCGTCAGCAATAACTGTATTTGGAACTTATGTCTCAATTACTGGCGACAAGAGTGCATATAGCAATAGATATGTGTGCTTTGGTTCTAATTCTTTTGGAAGAGTTGAGATTGCGGCATTGAGATTTTTGTCGAGATTTGGTGGAATTACAACATTTGCAATGACTCGTGGTCTTTTTAATACAGTTTCAAGACCATTGGTTGCTGGCGACAGTGTCTATGATTGTGGTCCAATATCATTAAAAGCTGGATATACGACAGTGACACGTGAAGGACTTCAGCCGAATAGTATTTCTGGAATACAGTTTGCTACAACTCAAGGTATAAATACAGCAATTGGAACATCATTTAGGTTTTTCTAATGACATTTGCAACTTACGCATCAGATTACAACCCTTGGACTCCATCAGTATTATTGCCAGAACCTAATGATTCAATAACTTGGGATTGGTATGATACTGTTGCACAGTTTTCTCAAAGACTAAGGAAAACTGTTAGTATTGTTCCAGAATTAGTTTATGGAGAAGTTTATGCGTTTGACTATTCTGCTTTGGGTTGTGATTTCTTTCCACCAATTTTGAAAGCATATTATTCAGCTGGAACAGATGCTAATGGTCCTTGGCGACAGTTCGATTTTTATAACACTATATTCAATGGAACAGCGGCTAAGATTGGAAGAACAGGAAATATAGGAAGTTATGCCAGAGATTATATCCAATTTTATGATATTGGATTGGGTAGTTGTAATGTTTTAATCAATGTAAATCAAACTCTCTATTGGAAATTTATAGCTTATATGTGATATGGAAAACATTGATTTTGGAAATACATATTTCTCCACAAAGGGTATGATGCCTGAAGATGGCGATAATATCACTTTAATGTGGGCAAGAAAGCTTGTCAAAAATCTTGCTAATGCTTACGGTATTATTGGAACTGTTAATTTCAATAATGGTCGTGGTTATCGAACTATCAATTTGCAATTGACAAAACGATATCAATATCCACCTTCAGTATTTCTATACCATAAAGCCAGCAATGGATTATTGGCTATGCCAATAGAAACTACTCCGCCAATTGGGGAATTTAATACTATTATTGACAATAAACAGTATGAAATTTTCTTCAAAAGTGCAAGAAAAAATTTGTGGGCAATTATCAATGGTGACGCTTTGACAATACTAAATGCGAGCACAGATACAACGTATGTTTATTATAGAGTGATAGGTGCTTAATGGCTTATGATATTTCCATAAATCCAAAAAGTCCAAATCAATTCACTGGTTGGACATCTTTACCTGTTCAATTACCACAGATAAGTGCTATTGGAACTGTGTTTGAGATGCCAGCTGGATGGGGAACAAACATTGGAAAAATCGCTGGAAGAGCCAAAGGATTTGCTGGAATTGGAACTGTAAGGAAGGATTCAAATGCAACAGTATTTTTTCCTGAAGGTTTTAGTGATACACCTATTGTTGACATACAAATAATGGCACCAACAGGATTTTCGCAATTGGACGATATGGGATACAGTCCAAAACCTTCTGGTAGTCCTTGGTTTGATATTGCAAAAACTATACTGTTTACTGGTGATAGAAATCAAATATACAGCAGTCAAAGATTTGTACACAAACTACGTGAACGTAGAGATGTTCCAGTGAAATTAACTGTTTTCAATACAAACAATGGATTTGCACTGGAACATGACCACGCTAACTTTTCAGTTTATGCAGTAAATCCTGTTGGAATTGATGAATATATTCCATATGGTGAATTTGATGGAAGAGTGCTGGATACCATATTCATTTGGCACGCTTTTGGAGTTTAATCTTCTTCAATCTCAGTTGATTGACATTCATTACAAAGTTCACCCACTAATGACTTGAACAATGTTTCCTTTGGAACCCAAGTTCCACATTGGTCACATTGTTCAAGTCCAGTCTGTTCTTCAAGTCTGAACCGCAATAATTCACGGTCATCTTTGTCGATTTCAAGACCGTAAACTTCCATTATATCTTCGATTGATATTGACCGACCTTCTAAGTCAGAACAGATTTCATCAATCTTTTCTTGAGGAATTTCGCTGACTTTCATTCTTTGTATCCTTCCAATTTATATAAAAAGTCATACAGCATTAAACTTCCAAATTTCTCTTTCAACATCTTTGTAAATCTTCTCTCTTCACAATCAACAATACTCAAACTCTTTTTACCTTCAGTTGCTTCGATAAGCTGATTGGGTGTAAATTTATATACAACTCCGCCAGCACTACGAACCTGCCAAAGGAAAAACACCACGAATGATGTATTGTTTTCCATCCATGACATCTTTTCCAATTGATGTGCTTTAATGCCAACCCGTTCATCATAGACAGGAATTCTCCCTTCTGTCGTTGTTTTTGCTTCAATGAAAATCGGTTGATTAGTGTCAATTATTCCACCTATGTAATCAAACCCAGTTTTCTTTGTGTACATCATAAAACCTTTTTTCATCTGCTTGGTTTTTGGGTCAAATCTTGGTGGAATAAATGTTGTTTTTGGAAAGAATTTTTGGATATAAGCAATGTTCAAACTTTCATAAACATGGATAGTTTCTTCCAATTCTTTCTCAAATGTTGCTCCAATCTTGGCTGTCTTTCCACGTCCACCAGTTAAAGCAGAGTTGAGGGTTGATTCTAATTCCACCTCAACCTGTTTTCTGTCATCTTTTGTATTTGGAGTTTTAACAACAGTCCTTCGATTGGCTACATCTTTTAATGAGAAAGCCATTACAAAACTCCTTTACCAAATAATTTGTGAAACATTTCAGTGTATTTGATGTATTCAAATCGTTCTTCTTCTTCGGTGTAGTTCAATCTGACAAACTTCGAATTGACATGACTCAATTCGGTCGGAACCCAACTATTGTTTACCATCAATTCATTACCTTCCATAGCAAGAGCCATATCATCGTAATGCTTGACAGTTTTCATTGTCTTGTCAAGATAATCTTCAATTCCAAGACGTTTGAGTAAAGCAAATTGTATTTTGTTCTCAAAATCTTTGAACTTTTTTCCAAGAACTTGCTTTACAGGTCTTGTAATGTCACCAATAAAAGCTTCGTGAGCATCATGGACCAATGCTAACTTTTGACAATCTTTATCAAATGAGCACAGTTCTGCAACCAGCATTGAATGCTCAGCAACTGTCCAAGAATAATTGGTATGACCGTTAAATCTTGGAATTCTTGATAATGGAATTGCAATATCATCAAGAACTATTCGAGAGAAGTCTGGATTTGTAAGGTCTATTTTTTGACCTGAATAGGTATAGATAATCATGATTTTGACTCCATTATTCTTAATATGATTGCAAATGCTGATACTGAAAAAATTGTTGAAGCATATTTTGCAAATTCATTAAAAGATTCAGCGGCAAAATAAGCAATACATACCATAACAAGAGTGTATATTGTTATTATTTTTACAAAAGATTTCATCTTGAAAAACTCCTTTCATAATGGTGCACAAATTTCTTCAGGAGTCTGAAAGTGATTTCGATGTCTCCAATACAATACTCATATACTTCATCTTCTTTTCCTTCTTGAAGATATTTCTTGATGTTTCTGGAATCCATTGATTTTTCTGGGTATCCAAAGTATCTGCACCACTTTGACATTGAAACATATTGTTGAGCTGAATCGAGATTGGTAATTAATGACAAATCAGCTAAATGTTGAGCCAAGTCAAAATGACCATCACGAGTGTTTTTGTAATAGGTGGGAAGTTTCAACGGAATATCGTGAAGTGCCGCTCTGAACATGAGATATGGAAAGTCAAAGCTTCTTCCATTGAAAGTAACTAAATGCTGATACTTTTCAACAAGAGCTTTGAATTCCATTAACATTGCAAACTCATTACCAAACTTAATCATTCCGTATTCAACTTTGTTTGCAACAGTCTCCAAGTCTTGCTCATCACGCATAGTGACTTCAGCATATCCAATACAAGCGACACGTGAAGATAATGGTGACAATGCCGCTTTGTCAATGAAATTGCGTTTCTTGTCAGCAAGTTCAGCCGCAACTTTCATTGGGTCAACTTTTGACCTTGTTCTGAGATTTTCCATAAACGGTTCCAGTGCTTGTTCTGGATTGTCTATGGGAATTGTCTCGATGTCAATTATCAGAAATTTTTCCATGGCTTTTCCTTTTGTATGATGTGAATGGATTATGTTCTAACAGCTTTTTCTTTGCAATTTTTCTTGTTTCTGACCAAGGTCTTCCAGGTCTTGGAGTAAAATCCTCAGTCGGAAATAAAACAAAATCAACATCTTTTATTGTGATGTGTTTTCCAGTTTCATAATTATACTTGAAACCATCACGTTTTTCTTCAATCCCATATTCTTCAACAAGTTTTGGAAAATCAATAGAACTTTTGAAGAAATTTTCACCATTATCCATCTCCACAGAATAAGAATTGTTTGGATAAACGGTTATCTTCATTACATGACTCCCCGCTTTTTGAGTTCATTGAAACATTTTGCAGTGATACGAATATCAGCCAAAGCATTGTGAGCATTTTCAAATTCTTCGCCAAATAAAACTACGTGCAATTCTTGGAGCTTGGGCCATTTGAACTGACCGAATCTCATTCCAGGTAATTGACAATAATCGGTTGAAGATTTCATTGTGCATTTGCAGGGTTTGGCTGGAATCTTCATATTGGCTCTGAGAAACTCTGCACCGACAACATTCATGTCAAAACTGATATTGTGCCCAACAATTACATCGACACCATACATTGCCGCTTGAAATTCTTCGAGAACAAGCTGTAAATCATGACCTTCATTCATTGCTTGTTCGTGAGTGATTCCATGAATCTTTGAAACTTCTTCTGAAATGGTAAATCCATTTGGCTTGATAATATAATCAGCCAATGCCAATTCTTCGCCATTGTCATCTTGGACAATATACGCAAGTTGTACAAGCCTTGGCCAATTGTCGAGGTCTGTTATCAAAGCTCGATAATCTTTGGGTTTACCTGTGGTTTCTGTGTCGAAGAAAAGATATTTCATTGTGCCTCCACTTGTTTGATTAATTCTTTGGCGTAATCTATTGAAACTTTAATCGTTGATTCTTTGCTATTTGCATAAGATTCTGGACAAGCAAGCATTCCAATAAGAACTTGAGCTGAAACATTGAGAAGTTTATCTTTTTGTTGCTTTTCTGAATACTCCTCAATTACAACACGAAAATCTTGAATAGAATCAACAATACTTTGTTTATGTTCTTGTAAAGCAGATTCCATTGTTGACGCAGACCTTGCTATTATATCAGCCGCATCAGATATTCTTCCTCCAGCTCTTGCAACATCTTCTGAGCCTTGGAGATAAACAGATTGTCCCATATGCTATCCTCTCATAAAATGGTATGACGCTGTTCCAATTCTTACTGGAAAGTGTCGGAAATTAGTTAGGTGAATTTGATTAACAATTGCAAGGGCAATAAAACCAGCCGCTTCATAAGAAATACTTTCACAAATGAAATGAGTGTTTCCATAGTATAAAACATTCTCAGCCTCCAAAACATCTGTTATCACTGGAAGTGCTTGGTCGCAAGTTAATGCACCATTTTTATATTTGAAGGTCATAGCTTCTTTCCTCATATTGTTTTTTGCAGTTACTTTATAGACTTGCCGTAAAGTCGACAGTGTAGCGTTTTTCCGTATCTTGAGTATGCTTTTTTACCCTGTTTAAGCACTTATATTGACTTTATTTTTTCGACTTAGGAAAAACGAAATTATATTTTGGATGCACTTTTCAAAGGTGGAACAATGGATGGCTGTGGAACTTTAGGAACATCAAGCACCTTACAAACATCAGGCATAAAATATGAAACGGTATCTTTGACTTCAGCGTATCGAGTTTTGTCGAATATCCACATCAATCTATTAGCCAAAGACTTTTCTCTTGTATACTTATATTTGTACAGTAATAAAATAATATCTGCACCAATCCATGTTAACAAGTCTGATTCCGCAAGGTCACCAGCTTCTGGTCGTTTAGTTTCTCTGGCTTCAACATTACGATTGAGCTGTGCATAGAATACATATCCACAATTGTGCATCTTTGCAAACCGTTTGGCTGACATTGCAACACGTCCCATCTCTCTACGAGTGTCGTCTGTCTGCATACCTTCCATAAAGTTAATAAAATCAACAAACACTACATCAGAACGATTTGCTTTGACAATCTTATTCATGGAAGTGATGTCATAGATATCATCGTGGATAAACAATCTATCCTTATACTTTGACATCATCTGATTTGCTTTAATCAAATCATTCTTATCTTGGTCGTTGAGTTTATTCAATCGAATACGTTCAGAAGAAACATTTCCAAGATTAGATAACCACTTACGTTTCAAAGACTCTTTAGACATTTCCAATTCAAATATCGTGACACGCTTGTCAGGATTATGGTCCAGTATTGACCTTGACAATCCAATACAAGTCGTAGTTTTACCGTGTCCAGGTCTGGCTCCAATAAAGGTTACTTCTTGAGTTGCAATTCCACCTGTAACAGAATCAATAAATTCAAGACCTGTTGGAACAACCATTCTCTCAGCTGTTCCTTCCAACAATCCACTTACTGTGTCGTTAAATTCTTTCTCAAGGTTGAATTCAACATGCGTTGATGTGATTTTATCAAGCTTCTCTGCCGCTGATAAGAATATCTCAGATGCTGAGAATGGATTGGCTTGGATTGCATTTTTAACCATCTCCAAAATAGCATTTGATTCCCTTTTGATAAAAAATTCTTCAATTTTATCTCCAGCTGATGAAGGACTGTATTCGTGTGGAACTTTTGATATTATTTTGTCAAGAAGTGCTTTTGCTTCTTTTGTACCAATGGCTTTTGCTATATCAGAGTATATTGCTATATAATCACAAAAACCTGTTTCATCTTTACATTTCTTGATTGCATTAAATACAAGTATGTTGTCCTTCTGAATGAAATGCTTTGAAGTCTTCCCTGAAATTTCCTCACCATCAGTAACACCGCTGACGATAGCTCCAAGAAACATATCTTCAAAATCATAAACCGAAGAGGTCGTCTTGTCTGATGGTTGGCTCGACAGGTCTGTTAATTTCACGCTTTGGATTTCCTTTCATTTTTTGCTCTTGTTCAAATTCAGCTTCGTGTTTCAACTTAATTTCTTTTTCAGCTTTCATTCGTTGTGCATCAGTTACTTCTTCAAAAGTTAAATCCATTGCAGTGGACTCATCAAAGATATCGAGTTGTGGCTTCTTTGCTTTGTAGTTCGTTACTATCAGCTCTTCCTTCTTCAGCTTTTGATTCTTTGCACCTGCAAGATATGTAACTCCCAACCGATACAGATTGTATTCTTTGTAAAGATTAACAATCTCTGGACGGTCATCGTAAGTTACATACCAATCACATTTGCAATTCTTCAAAGCAAGCTTCAAGAAATCATGTTGCTCTGTCTTGAATACAAACTCATAGTATTTGGCACCAACTTCTTCGCTTGTAACATAATAAGGTGGGTCAAGAAACATCAATGTGCCAGACTTGTCATACTTTCCGATGATTCTTTCAAATGACATATTCTCAATAACAACTGCATCAAGTTTTTCTCTGGCAAGTTTAAGTCTTTGTATTAACTGAAGATTAAAACTTGTGGTATTCTTTTCTGAAAAGTCTGTTTGGATTTGAGCATTGAAAGAAGAGCGTATCAAGAATAGATACATCATGGCTTTGGTGACATCATCTATTCCTTTGAAATCATTCTGGTAAAGCTTGTAAAACTTTTTGTATTCATCTCTGGAATTAAGAGTCCAATAAACTTTTTCAGCCAAAGCATCATAATTATCTCTGACTTGCACAAAAAGATTTACAAGATTTCCATTGAAGTCGTTGAGGATATTTTCTGGAGCTTTTGGCTTATTAAAGAATACAGCTGCTGAACCCATAAATACTTCAACATATCGTTTATGTTCTGGAAACATTGATATGATTTGGCGACTTAACTTCTGTTTTCCACCATACCAATTGAGGATTGTTGGAAGTAAGCTCATTTGTTTTTTTCTTTCATAATAGCATTAACAAGAATATGACTCACCCGTAAGGAGCATTAGTGTTTTCATCATTCTCCCTTTCCTATGAGGTTGGATATTGTTTTACCATAATCACTGGTAAATTTTTCAACTTCGCTTTTTAGTTCGTCAAGAGTATCACACTTAAAGTATTTTCGCAAGATTTCTTTATCAAGAAAAAGCACCGAGACATTGCCCTCCCACCAATCACCTATATTGTAATGTGGCGGATAAAACCTACTGCTTATTCTCAGCAAAGCACCGTCAAAGTCTAACTTAAAATTGCAATCAAAACGCCATTCGGGTTCGGCGTAAACATCTTTTCCCATGTTGGCATTGTCTTGCCAAACCTTTGCGTTATCCCAAGTAAGTGTCATTTCTTATCTCCTATGAGATTTTCAATCATCTGTTTCGCCTGAGTTGCCGTAAATAGATTCGTTCCAATGGGTGAACAATTAGAATTGAAAGATATTCCTCCATCGGGATTAAAGTCTGACGGCAATTTCCACGCAAGAAACCTGTCAACCATTTTGTCAATGTCTTTAGACGTTGCTTCGTCAATCGCCTTTTCCAATAATTCTCTGATGGAGTGTATTTCCCCATTAAACCATTGTGCTTGATATTTCGCCATTATCTCTTTCTTGTTCATTTCTTTTCTCCTATGAGGTTGTTGAGTTTTCTTTTTGCGTGAACGGTATCAAGCGGATAAGAGTCTAAGTATGCCAGCGTTTCTTTAACCCCCTCCCTGATGCGGGAGAGTTCTTTTATGGCTTCTCGTCCATTAAGTAATTCTGTGACCATTTCATTGACAGCATCAACACCCATTCCGAATGGGAGCATTACATCAAGTCGTGCTTGTAATTCATCGTTCTTTTTTATCAACTCTTTGATTTCCTGCTGTTGGGATTGCAAGCGTATGTTTAGGTTTTCAATTTGTTGGTGCTGTTTGGTGATAATATCTTCGTTGTCCATTTTATTCCTCCCTTTGTCTTAAATTAGGATTGTTTGTTGGACCGACAGGATTCGAACCTGTAATCACCGTTACCGGTCATTTTGCCAATTAAATGTACAGTCCAAACCACTAACAGACAGAACTGTTAGAATGGTGTATCTGTTGCTCTTTTGATTTCCTCTTCAGTTGCGGCACGAATGAATTGGTCGATTTTGTTCGATTTCAATTCTTGTCCAGCGGCTGAGCCAGTTGTTGGCGTGAAGGTATCTTGTCTTACAGTGAAGATGACAAAATGACCGAGAAAATCTTCAGCTTCCAAAACTCCTGCATTTGCTTTGTCGGTAAGACCAAGCATTTGAGTGAGTTCTGATAAACGCCTCACCATTGGTTTCTTGTAAGTCAGAATATCGTCAATATACACGATATCAGACGGACGATTGACCTGAACGGTGAGCTTCAAATAATCCGAGCCATCGCCTTTTGCTTGAGCTTCTTTTGCTGACGAAATTGAACCGATGTAATGGCATTTTACCATCTTTTCAATTCCATCGACAGTTGCAAGCTCTTCAACTGGCAATAGTTCAATCTCTGGATTATTCAGAGTTGATGGTGTTACTTTTAACGGCATAACTACTCCTTTGGTATTGTTGATGAATCAGTGGATTGGTATTCTGGATATATTACTATCATTCTGCTTAAATCTGCACTTGGAATGAAGGTTGTTACAAATGAATCAACTCTATATTGATTTGCAATAAAATCTCTGAAAACAATTGTACCAAAAAGTTCTCGTAATTCACCGTGTGAATCACGAACGAACTCCATTACTCTCATCTGTTTTGAGATTTCCGCTGGGCGTTGTTGAAGTAGCGGGAGTGGTGGTGCTTTCGGCTTTGGCTGTTGGAGTATCGGTGGCTCCAGCTGTTCCGACACTGTCTGTTGACTCGCTGTCGATAATGCCGTTGGCTGACTCTGTTGTTGACTCTGCGGGTTTTTCTTGTTGATGTAATCCGACAATGACATATTGGTCTCCATGTTTTTTTGCTATCATATTGTAGGTATTCATAATCAATCTCTTCTTGTTGTCAGGAAGTTTCTCGATATCAGAAAGATTGACTTCTATGAATTGTTTAATATCTTCAATGGGAGTGGATTTGTTTTCGATGTATTTACGAAGTTGATTGTTAATTCTTTCAAACTCAAGTTTCTCATCGAAAACTATTTCAGCAGGAACAATAACTTCTCCTGTTTCATTGATAACAACAGGTGCACCAAGCTCTTCTGGTGTATAAACCAATCCGTGAAGAAGATGAGAAAATTGCTGACGATAATTGATTGCTTCAGCTCTGGCTCTTAACATATCCTTTGGATAACTTTTCCAATTATCCTTAGTCATAAGACCAGCTGTTCTCGCATCTTGAATTGTAAACAATGAGGTGAATTCTTGACCGTCTTTTCTTTTGGTGTATACTCTACAAAGACCATCACTTTCAGTGATTTTCTTTTCAACACATTGCCCAGAAGCGTCAATAATAGCACGCATCAAATTCACTTCCAAGCCAACTTTTCCATTGACGATGTACATTGCAGATATACCTGTCATTGCAGGTAAGCCAAGTTCATGACATTTCATAAATCCCATCATGATTTTAGCAGGTGAGTCCCAAACCTTGTTTAGCATTTGGGCTTTATAAACTGTTGTTGCAATTTGTTCCCATTTAGCCCATTGTTGATGGAATATCAGAGCTGGGTCATTAAGAACAACAGCATTTTGTTCGCTTTTTACTATGTCGCTCATTTAGTTATCCTCCAATTCTCCCATTGAGTCGTATTGTTCGCCCAAGGGTGTGTCGTGATTATCCTGTTGATTATCAAATTCATTTTCTTGTTTTGCAAATGCACTCATTTGATTATTCCATTCATCTGATGGAACAACTTCGTAATTACCATCATCAATATCAGAACTAACTTTTGCATATTCTTCTTCAGAAAGAAATTCAGTAGCACATTCACATTCAAGAGTTTCTGTTGCAGTTGTCGAGCCATATGGATGGTGCTCATAATAAAAGCCAGAGCCATGACAAGTCTTACAATTTGGATTGGCTTTCAACTGTATTTTTTGCTTACTCATATTCGCCTCTGTATTTTGAGTAGTTTGAAAATATCTTTCTTTTGTTTAACATAGTCAGTAACATCAACTTTCTTAATTTCATCTTGAAAGGGTATTGTTATAACTTCCACAGTTCTGGCAACCTCTTTGATTGTGCTTGCCACAACTTCTGAATAAAAGATTCCAGGCTCATCATTATCAAATATAATTTTAACATTCTTCTTTGTAAAGAAGTATTTCCAATCATCTTCAAATGAAGCAACACCACTTGTTGAAGTTATAGCGTTAATACCCAAAGAATGAAGAACCATACAATCAAACTCTCCTTCACAAAGAACAATATCCTGTTTGAGAATCGCTTGTATTGGAAATAACTTTCGTCCACCATTTGATGAGGAGTAATAAATTGCTTTTGGTTCAAGAAAAGATGAATGTAATTTAATGTTGAGAAATTTGCCAGACCTTGATTTTATTGGAAATGCTATTCGATTACTCATTGGGTCATAGCCCAATAAAAACTTTCTAACAGTGAAGAATGAGACAAGTCTTTCACGAGTAACATATTCCAATAATGATTTATTTCCAAGAAGATTTTTATGGAACTGTTCAACTATAACAGGATTTATAGGTTGAACTAATTGTTGTTCTTTCTGAGGCTCATCTACAAAATCCCTGTCAACTTGGATTTTATCATCTGGTCTGCCAACCTCATCAAGAAATGTATATACATTACCAGTAACACCACAACCGAAACAAATATACTGCCCAGTAGTAGAATTAACAAAGAAACTTGGAGTCTTCTCTTTGTGGAATGGACAGCACGCTTTGTATTCATCGCCATGGCTTTTTTTGAGGTCAGGTATATACTTGAGAAAAAAGTCAATTGGACGATTTTGCATTTTTCAACATTTCCCGAATTTGATATGACGCTGAAGATACATTCTCAGGATTTTTAACTTTTTTCAAACCTTCCTGAAAAGACATATACAGTCCCTGATATGTACAGGTTTTCCTATTGGGAATTTTGAAAAGCCAGATTGTTGAGTATTTTTCTATCGGAGTGTAGTCAATGATACCCATTGTTCTCAATTGCCTGAGTTCTCTTTTGAGAGAAGGTTTATAACCCTCAAGAATATCAACAATCTTATTTGTATCCAATTGAAACTTAACACGCTTTTTAGTCATACCTTGCGTCATAATCAGACTCTTCAGCTCCATCTCCCCCATCGTTGTCCCACTCGTCTCGTCTTTCAGTTGCTGGAGCAACAGCTCCGATAATGTTTGAAGGATTTTTTCTTTTTGGTTTACCATGTTTTTCTTTTGGTTTATTTACTTCTGATTCAGTCTTGATTGCTATGTATTCGTGTATAAATTGCCAATGTGCACCTTGAAGATTTCCTTCAGAACCTATGTCTGACGTAAACTCTCCAGGCTCTGGAACTATGAAAACTTTGGTATCAGGAGATTTCTTTGAATACTCATATCCCCTGACAACTTCTATTCCACCAAAAATTGCTATGTCTTGAAAGAACGGTGGAAACACATTGCTTGTTCTTACTTTTGCTTTGATGTTATCAATCTGAGAACCATACTTCTTGTAGAGTTCAGTGATATGTTCATCATTTATTTTGTAAGAAGTTACAAAGGTGAATTCAGCATTTTTGATTCCTTTGAGAAAGTTATTCATCTCTTGGTCTCTTACTGCTGACTCATGTATTAAAATTCTACATTTCATATTTCTTCCTGTAAATATCAAAGAGAAACAACAACTCTCTTCTGATGTCATTCGTAGTCAACAATGAAAATTCAGAAACTTTTTCAAGGTTGTTTACTTCTTGCCAATAGTCGAAAAGCTCACTACATTGTTCTTGAATAAGTTGCTCTGTTGGATTATACCACCACTCACCAAACTTTACTACTATCTTGGGGATATCCATTTGATGAACGCCAGTCAGATGAAAAATCTGTGCTGATACCATCTTATTTCTCAAAAAGACATAGGGTTGGTATCTGAAGAATCTTCTCATCAATGATGAGCGTCCTTCAAAGCGTCCATTTTCATACTTCATGGAAATTTGAGACAAGAGTAGTGAAGTGTCTTTTAATTCTTGCTCAAGTAAGTCAAGAGTGAGGACTCTTGGTGGAATAATCCAGAGTTTCATACTATGTAAATTTTACTCCAAAGAATGTATGCAATCAAAAGAAAAGCAACAATCAAGATAACTTCGCCTATTGAAATTTCTTTTTCTTTGATTGAAGTTGAAAGTTCTTGTAATGATGCAATTATCAGAACAAGTCCAACAAGCAACAGGATTGTGTTCCAAAGAAAGTCGAAGATTGTCATAAGAACTCCATTGTTAGTTGTTTAGTTTTGTCAATTTCGTGTATTATTTTATCACGTCTGTAAACTTTTTTACCAATTCTTATTTGAGGTAATCTTTTCAACAATCTTAAATTGCGAGCCAATGCCTCACTTCTGGCAAAGTTAAAATCATTTGTTTTATAGATTGTTTGATTGAGATGATTCTCAAGAAAGTATCGGTATTGATACTTTGTTCTTTTCGAACCCAATTTTTTGATTTCGGTAGTCCTGATAGACATACTCACCTTTCCTGATGAATATCTTTGGTTTGTATATAACAGCGGATAAATAGAAATTTACTACTTTACAAAAGGCGTGTGACTTTGAATAGTTTTCTGGAAAAATCTCAAGAGTTCGTTTCTTCAAAAGAAAGATAGGATTTTCTTGATAGTAACATTCAATATCTCCATTCTCTCGAATTCTACAATTGATTGCCTTCAGGTTTTTGGACATGTTTAGAATGGTTGAGTAAATAAAAAACCACTGGGGATTGCTCCCCAGTGGATGATGATGTTACTGAATACCACGTTTCTCCAAGAACTTCTGGAGAACGATTCTGAACGTGTCCGCACCAGGCGTGGTGGCAGGAATGTTCAACGCTTTGCAGAGTTCGATGTGATTGTCGAACACTGTTGCGTCCTCTTCCGTCTTGATGCTCATCTTTTTGCCGATGAACTTCGAGCCGTCAGCCGACTGTTTCGAATCTTCAGGCACTTCTTCGCCTGTCAATTCAGCGACCATCGCATCGAGAACAGCCGAGCCAGGAACATCAAGGCTGAAGTTGAGCATGTTGTACAACTCCGCAACATGTTCTTTGACGAGTTTGATGCCATTGTATTGAGAGTCTTTCTCTCCTTTGGTGGCACGAACTTTGGGTTTTAATGCGTCAGATAGTGAACCCATGGTTAAATCCTCCATATGGATATGAGTTTGGTGAGATGCCCTACTCACCTTGTTGTTTGTTTGAATCAGTTGGGCTACTGATTTTAGAAGTTCCAGTCTTCATCGGATGTGCAAGAAGACTGGCTGAAATGTGTGGAATTTACAGACCACATTCACCGAGACACTGGAAAGGCGATGAAACCAAGTTTGTCATTTCAGACGTGAACATCACTATTCACGTAACTTAAAGAACTTTGTTTTCAATATCTTTACTGTAAACTGTGCATTTGAATATACTCTTTCATTGCGATATTTTGCCAAATACCATGGACTTGACAGTTTATACTTTGAAGCAAGAAATCTCAACCTTGACGCTAAGAAGTTGAAGGCAGTTTTCCTGTTCTTGAAAAGATAATACTTGTCATGTCCACTTTGCGATATGATGACGAGTGCTATTTTCATAAATTGTTATTTCTTTTCAGCTGATTGGTTTGGCTGGTAAACTGTGGAATGTTTGTCAAGTGCATCTGCAACAATTACATGATATACAACATTTTCATATGATATTCTACATTCAACACCACCGTTTGATTCTATTGCACCTGTCAATGGATTGATGTCGCAAGCCCAAAAATCTAAGACATGTCCACCTTGAAACACTTCTTGATTGGTTGGCATTATTGCTCCATGATTAGAAAACCACGTTCAACATTTCTTTTTAATGTTTTCAATTTTATTTGTATGGGATATTTTATTGATGATGGATTAGATAAAATAACAATCTCCTCATTCAAGAAAGTTATTTCCCATAACGTAGTAAAGTTGGTAAGATGATATTTCTGTCCAACTTCAAATACAATTTTCTTAGTTTCAACAGCAAGTTCGATTGGCATATTAGTTCACATATATTGGATAGAAGTGGTTGGTTTTTGTGCTTACTAAGATGATATTGAAAATATACAATTTGCCATCAAGTCTTCCCAACATTAATGGTCTTTCAAATTCATCTGTGCCAGTGTACAGTTCATATATTTCCATTATATCACCTTCAATAATGAATCAAAGGAAGTCATGAATTCTTTGTTGCCGACAGTAATCCTAAAACCCAAATGTTCTTGTTCAATTTGGTTTACAAAGATAACAACAATCCTATTTGGATGGTCGGACTTTGGATAGATTTGTTTGGAATAAGTTACCTTGACTCTTGTAAGATATTCCTCACGAAGTTCGGTATGTTTAAGATGTACAATCATTCTTCTGTCGCATAAATTGTGTAGTGGTCGCTACGTTGGTAAATGTCCTCAATTACTACTTTGTTGTCTTTGGCATAATCAGTTGCAACATCTTCAACACAAACGCCTGACGGTATATCAATACTATCAATCGTTTTGTGCACTTTACGCCCATCCTTGAAAGATACAAGGACTAATGCTCTGGTTGGATTTTCAATAGACATACTAATATCCTTTGTTTGAGTTTTAACAACCTATCGTAGCCAGCAACAGTTCGACAGCGATTGAGTCTTATCTGTCGAACTATTTGCTGGAGTTTAGGAATTGTTAGTGGTTTGTGTGATTTCATTAGTTTTGTGATATTGGTATTTTCTTTGTTCCAGCAGGTCCATATACTTTGAATAATTCGTTGACGAGGAAATAGCCAACTGACTCTGGAAGACCAAACATCAACATTCGTCTTACCAAAAAGAGGGCACCAAATTCATTTTGAGTGAAATTTGATTGTTTGACATATTGTTCTGCACCAACAAGTGCAATAACAATCATTGCTTCTTTGGCGACTAAAATTTCCAAGTCCGTAATGTCTTGAGATCGTGGACCTTCTGATTCACATACTTGATTGTACTTGACATTTAATACATCAAGTAAAGACATTTTATCAATATCTTCTGGTGACATAAGAACTCCTTTTATTAGTTGATAAGTTGTGCTGTGAGTTTTTCCGTTTCTTCTGTTGCCAGCATTGCTTCGTAGTGAGCATACAGAATATCTGCGGGACAATCAATTTTAGTGGCAAGAGCAAAAATAATAAGTTTCTGTGATTCGGAATCAAGGTTGAGGAAAGTGTCTTTCATATATTTTTGAATATCTTCACCACTATCAGATGCTAATTGATATCCAAGCACTGAAAGACGAGCACCTTGTAACAATGTTACATCGAAATCTGACGGTGATGGACCATTTTTATTTACCATGGAAATGCGGAACAGAAACATATCTGAACGTATCAATTCAATCTCATTGATAGTTCTTTTTGATATGTCTGCATACTTTGGATTGTCAGCGTGGTCTTTGCAAATCTTAGCCCAGAAATGTGGGTCTTCAGGAACTTTTGTCCAGTTAAATGCAATTTGAAGTGCTACTGAAACATTTGAGCATGGCATACCAAGTAAATGTAACTTGGCATTTGTCAATGCTTTTTGTTTTACTGACTCATCTTCAATCTGATTGAGCCAATAACCGACTGTGTTTTTCTTGTAAGCCATAATCAGTCCTTTCGTTTGTAAGTAGTATTTTCCCATATCGCAATAATGTATTCAACAAAAGTTGTGCTATAACCTGTTGCTACATGGTCACCTTCATGGTCTTTGGTTCTGGTGCATACAGAACCTTTGAATTTATCACAGCATATTTCGCCATCATTTGGGAAATACTTATTACATACCACTCTTGGTAGTGGACTATTGACATAATATGTGAGACCGTCAATAACTGTTGTCTGCTTCTGCATAACAAATCTTTTTTATTGTAGTTGGTAGTTTTATTTGATATGTCTAATTCTGTAAATGAGGTCGTCAGCGATTTGGTAGAATACTGCACCGACCATTGATATTAGCCAGTCAGTCATAGTATATACGCCAAGTATGTCAAATTCTTTACAAAGCAAAAGAATAAGACCACAAGCCATGATGACTGAGAAGCGTTCTGTAAAAGACATGTTAAACATTGTTTGCCTTTCTTAATTGTTTTTGTATAAATTTATTTCTTTCTTTGGAATTGTCTTTATATTCTGTACAACACTTACTTGAACAAAATGGTGTATTGTTGCTGACCTTTTTGCAATTTGGACATATGTATGTAGGTAAAGGTTTTGGAAGACGTGGATGACTGTTATCTTTATTGGCTAATGCACCCATGACTAATGCACCCATAATTATTGGAAGAATAGATTTATTCATAATGGCTCCAGTTTGAATAAATATTAATCAATACAATGTTCTTCACAATACCTTAAACCTTTAAGAACATTTTCAGCATGTGGTAAGTAAATTAGTCTAATATTGTCGTTGGTTATAGAAGCAATTTGCAAACCTTTGACAACATACTCTTGTTTTTCAACAAGTTCTTTAAGCATTTGTTTCATAGTTGTATCTCCTTTTTGTTCGTCCTATTTCCTGTTGGTAGATGATTAGTAGTTTATGATATTGTTAGTGAATACTGCATAGTAATATAATGAGAAGAAAAGCACATTTTTACGGTCTTGAGGTAATACCTCTGTTAAACATTCTTCTTCTCCTTGTCTTATTTCTATTCCGCTGTCTCCACATTTCAACGATACTTGTTCCGATAAACGCTACTGCTATCATTATTATCAGCCATACTAAAAATTCTTCTCCTGTAAAGACAAATTCTTTTTTCAACAGATTATCTATAAAAATATCGTATTTCATAGTATTATTCCTTTACTGTACATATCTTACAGAACTCTGGATGATGCATTGGGAAGCGAAAATTGCCTTTTTTACACTGTTTTAGCCCCTTTTATGTACATGCTATATATACTTCGTATATTATATAGCATGTAGTAAACGGGCTGTATATTGTATTGTATTATATATACTCCGATGTTACGCTGTCTTGCCATAATTTGACTTGTCTGTCCCTTTTATCTCTTTGACACGAACCGAAGTTTCACAAGCCAATTCTAATTCTTCTTTTATGTCGTTAAAAGTGGCTACATGAGTAATGTTTGTTTTTGTATTAAAGAACCAATACTTAGTAAGATTCGTCCACTTGCTGTGAACTTTCTTTTTGAATTGATAGTGAGGATACTTACTAATAAATGCGGATATTAACAAGTGTTGGTCCTTGTTCAACAGTCTTTTCTCTACTCTCTCTTTACTGTCAACAAAGATTGATGGCTTCTCTAAAGGCACAGTAATACCGATTGGTGTCAAGGCATCAGGATTCACGTATTGACTTCTTACTACTGCCTTGCTTACAGTGGTTTTGGTTACTGTCCTCTTTGCTACTACTTCTGATAACAAGCCCATTTTTGTGTCCTTAGGAATAAACATAGCAATAGGCAAGCACAAGGATTGTGCTCACCTATTGTATGCAATTAGTTATTTTGTAATTGCTTTTTCTGCGACTTCGTTATATTTTGCGAGCAAGTCTGCCGCTTTCAATTCCTTGCTTACAAATTTGTCAATGTATTCCTGTTTTTGCTTATCGGTAACCTTTGTACCGATTGTAAGTAAAGCATACAGTGTACCCGCTTCTTTGCAAGTTACCGACATGTATAGCGGAGATTTTTCCGTATACGTTTTGTCGGATTGCTTTTTTGTACCGACAACAGCCGAAAGTAAGTTACTCATTTTGCACCTCTTTTAGTTAGTTAGTATGTAGTTAGTTAGTATAGCGTGTATCTTTGTACTCTGTTCCCTAATTTCTATAAAGAAGTTAGTTTAATGTATTCTTAAAAGCAAGTATAAAATGCAATCATTAGAATACTCTAATAACCGTTATAGATTGCAATCGTGGCATAGTAATTGCTATGTACTCTATAACCGTTATAGGGCAGGGCATTCAACGACTGAGCGTCCGGCTGTTACCCTTGTTTTGAATGCGTGCCATGTTTAGGATAAAAGTTGTTCAAATCTCTCAACAGTCTTTTTCAAATCAAGTATCCTTGACTTATTAACAGCATAAGATTTAATCACCATAAAAACTGGATGCAAATCATGAAAAACACTGTTAGATGGAAAATCACCACTATACAGTAACTTACCTTTACAAACATCTTGTAATTCAGTAAATATCTGATGCTCAACCCTACTCATCTCAACAATCTTATCTCCGTTATCCTTTGTTCCGATGGTGTTCATGTCATATCCTCTCTTTCAATGTTTTTAATATCGACAATTGGATTCACAACAGTTAACATTGCTGTGCACTTGTCTTTGTCAACGAGAACAGCAATCTCTGTAACATTTTCAAGGACTACATTCCCGTCTTCATTGGTTACTGTGGTTCCTTTTGGTGTTCCATCAGATACTATCTTGAGCTTCATGGTTTTTCTCCTTCAATTATTTTAGTTATGAAAAATTTTCCAGAGGTTCTTCAAAATCTTTTATTCTGTATTTGGGATTCGCCTCATTTACACCAAAACATTCACTCTTAGGTATGAGAGTTTTGTTTTTAGATGCTTGAGTTTCTTTCTCAAGTTCCTCAATAAACATCAAAGACCTTCCAAATCCTTTCATCAACATATTGTTATTGTTGTAGGTTTCTCTGCATTGTTCTCTATCATTGATGATTAGACTTCTTAGAATTTCACTGTCAATTAACATATTTACTCCTGAACAGTTTTCTTCATTGGAGGATTTGTTTCACTTGGACCACAAGCACTACCTTTATGGATAGTAACTTTGTCTTCATATGGTCCAAACCCAGCTCTAATCAATCCAGCCTCTTTCAGCTCAACATCAGATAGCCATTGCAGTTCAATATCTTGTGGCAACATGATAACACCAATCCCTCTCTTGCCATACTTTTTGAAAAGGGGACTTGTCATCAGTGTCTTTCTTAGAAAGTTGGCTTCATTCACATTGGATTGGTTAAACTTGATAACAACGCAATCAACCTTCTCAATCGTTATATTTTCAAGTTTGTCAACTAATTGTTTTAGAATGTCGTTGTTCACGTTTTATTCCTTTCATCATGCTATCTGTATAGCATGGAAATAGTCAGTTTGCTGATTAGTCATATTTTATCCCATTCTTCATTAAGTTTTTTCTCAACATCATAGAAGTCTATTGAAGCTTGTCTAATTTTATCTTCAATCTCTTTTCTTTTATGAGTGGTTATAAAATCAGCAACAGCAACTCTGACGAGTGCACTTTCAGTTATGTCTAATTCTTTGGCTATTTCTTCAATCTTCAATTTAAGGTCTTGATGAAATAGGTAGTTTACTCTGATAATGTTGCCCATATTATCCTCACTTTGAATTAATCAAATCCATTGGATTTATATTCTCTTGCTCAAGTTTCCACAATAGCTGACCTCTCGAATTCACACTAAACTTCTCATAAATTTGAGCAACCTTTTTATTGAATTTTGGATAACTTATCTCAAGCTTGTGAGCAATTTCTTTGCCTCTCAGTTCAGACTTCAGCTCAATTGCTATTTTGGCTTGAAGCTCCGTTAGTTTTATGTTGTTCATTATTACTCCTTTGGACAAATTTGTTGATTAACTCCTTTTTACTTTTGACACCAAAAGCTTTGTATATTTTCATAGCTACCATAGAAACAGACCCAATACCTATATTCATTACAGTTGCAATCTCTTTGAGAGATTTTCCTTTGAGAAGTAAAGTAAATACAGTTTTTTCTCTTTGGTAAGCTTCTCTTGGTGTTATAATGGTTGACATATTTATTCCTGTGGTTTGAGAATGCTTAATCCATTTGGACTTCCTTCTTTCATAGTGTTGTCAATGATAATTCCAAAGTCCGATGGAATAACATGTCCAACTCTACGTAGAAGTGATACCAATAATTCGGTTTCCTTTGTTTTATTGCATTTGAAAAACTTTGATTCTCTTACTTTGACAACTCTTTTTCCATGTAGTTCATATAGTCCCCAACCAAGCTTTTCCAGCATAATTGGTTTTAGTAAGTCAGGATATGTGAAGTAATATCGTCTTTCACCCATTCCCAACTCTGGAAACTTTCTGAACATTTTCTTTTGGTCTTGATGGAAATCTTCGAGTGAACTTTTGCATTCATATAGAATTGATTTTCCTTGTCCATTCCAACCAATTACATCGGGCGATTCGCCAGCGTTAAAAGTTTTGGTTTCTGATGCTACGATATAACATTCTGTATGACAAGCTTTTATGGCGGCTTTGACTAATTGCTCGTGAGAAGTTTTGAATAGGTCAATTAGTGGCATTGAATAAAAATCTTTAGATTCCTAATTAGTTCTAAAAATTGCCTGTATAGAGTCGTTTATCTATATATACGGGAAACAAGGTGCGGAAAAACGCTACAACGTAGGTCAAATTCGATAGGTCTAAGATACGTCAATTTTTCCTAATATACCCATATTCTCCGTAAGTTATTACACTGTAAAGACTTACGGCATTTTTCCTATGCTTTCACCTGTTTTTGGTATATTTGCGTACATCTCGAATAGTTATAGGAAACACTTGACAAGACATGATACCTATGGCATCCACTTCTGACTCCCAGCTTGCACACATCAAACTACCTTATCAAATTCTGATATGGTTCATTACTCTTGTATTTTTCGCTGGAATGGCTTACAGTAATTTTGTGACGAAGACTGAGTTTGAGGAGTTTAAGCGATTGAATGAAGAAAAGACTGAACGTATGCTCACGAAGATTGACAACAAGTTTGAGAGAATTATCAGCAAACTTGATGAATTACAAAAAGATAAGGTCGACAAAAAGTAATGCAAAACTTTGGCTCATCTTTTTGGCACAATATAATCAAACCTTGTGCTATTTGTGATTTTCGACAGTCAAATCTGGACATTAAATTCCAGTCTGGACAAGCTACGCTCAATAATGGTTTTCCAGTGATGACTGGCAAACTTGGTCAAGGTATTTATCTGGGTGGTCAGCAATATCAATCTACGAACAAAGCCAACTATCTCACCTTTTCCAGAGGCACTCAAATCTCTGGCAACAACTACACGAACATAAACACCAATCAGGGAACAATATCGTTTTGGTTTAAGCCATATTGGGATGGTGATGATGGAAAAAGTCATTATTTTTTATGTACTGCAACAAATCAAGCAGTAAAAATTCATAAAGATTCAACAAACAATTTAGTTTTTCAAATTTATAATTCAGGAATAACAACTCCAACATTTATTACCTCAGTAAGTGCATCTGACTGGGTCGCTGGTACATGGTATCATATAGTTGTTAAATGGAGTTTATCACAGGCTGTCGATACTTCTTATATTGCCACTGTTTATGTAAATAATGTATTGGTTGCTTCTGATGGTGGAACGGCTGAGACAACCATTGTCACACCAACATCTGTAATGTATATTGGTTCTGATTATGCTGGAAATTATCCATTAGAAGGAATTCTTGATGATTTTGCTATTTGGGATAGAGTTTTAACAACAACAGAAATCACTGACCTCTACAATTCAGGCACAGGTAAAGTTGCTTCAACCTATGCTGATAGTTCTTTGAAATTATATCTTCCATTTGACGCCACAGCGGCTTACTCTGGAACTGCATTAGGTTGTAGTGCTGGAAATATGCAGACAGGGAATTTAGTGCTTGATGGAAATATGGAAACGTCTGGAACTCCTAATTGGACTCCAGGCGGAACTGGTGCAAGTCTTTCAAAAATAACTTCTGGACAGTTATTTGATTTACAATCATTGAAAGTAACAAATGGTGCCGCATCAACAACAGGATTTGCTTTACAAAATATAACAGTTGCTGAAGGGAGCACTTATCATTTTGAAGTATGGGGTCATATAGGAACAAATACAGCTTGGCGTATTATTTTAAGAAATTTTGCTTCAACTGTGACTTTAGTTGATAAATCAATTAATAATTCTGGATGGACAAAATTTGAAACAGAGATACAGATTCCATCTGGATTTGGAACATCATTATCTATTTTATTGTGCTCCTTAGCTGAAGCTGTAGGTGATAAATATGTATATTTTGATAATGCTATTTTTGTAGCCAACAAAATCGCTAACGGTGGTTTTGAGGGAACTTATACATCAGGAATTGCACCTGATTGGGCTGACGCTGGGACAGGTACAAAAACAGAAGAAACTACAATTATAAGAACTGGTTCTAAATCTCAAAAAATTGATTATGCTTCAAATGGAAATGGAATTGTACAGGCATCTTCATCGTTTAGTGTTAATGATTGGATTATTCAATCATTTTATTCATATTATACAGATGGAGCACCAACATTTGCAATTTACAATGCAAGTCAGAATATTGGATTATCAGCAAGTCATGGAATAAATGCTTGGGGCAAAGCAACAAAAATCACAAAACTTACTCAAACCTCTTATTCCAAATTTTTTGCAAATTCAAATGTTGGCGGTGGAGTATGCTACCATGATGATGCTTTTCTATTTGTATTATCATCAGTCGACATCACTCTCAACTATCTTGCCCAAGCTGATTTGTTTGAGAATAATGGGACGAAGGTTGGGATTACACTTGGAGACCAATATCTATCATTAGGCACACCAGCACAATTAACAAGAAATGGTGCTGTTTTAGTTACTTTTATTCCAAATGGACTTTACAATTCAGCTGATAGAGCTATAATTTTTATGCAAAGTGCTGGCTACATAAGATTGTTTATGGAAGCCTCTACTGGTGTTTTAACTGCACAAATAAATGCAACAACATTTTCCGTCAAAACATTTACGTCAAATACTTTATGGCGTGTTCGTCAAAGAATAATCTTGTCATGGGATTTTGACAATAATATATATGAAGCATTTTTAGATGGCACTAAAATTGCTGGATATTATTCTGCAATAACAGCACCAACTATTGATGGAACTATATATATTGGTCGACATTCTCAGCTTTATACAAATTCTGGAAATGTAAATGTTGAAAAGTTGATTATATTTAATCAAGCTCTAAATCAAAATCAAGCTTACGCCATTGACAACGCTTATGAGTATGCCATCTAAATTACAACCAAAAGGGTTGGAGCCATTTCCACCAAAAGAAATTCCACTTGACAAATTAAAGCCAGTTCAAGAGCCTGCATTGGTTCCAATAAAGGATAAAGTCAATTGGTTTGACTTGATTAAAGAATTTGTGCGTCAAAACTTAATTAACGATGTTCTTAACCTTCAAAAAGGAGTAACCATGTCTTCAAAAGCGTGGTATCTATCGAAAACTCTTTGGACAAACTTCGTGCTACTTGCGTGGCAATTCATCGGTCCATTGATTGGAATTCCTACCATTGACCCAGAGTTGATGGCTGGTATTCTTGCTATTGTCAATTTCCTTCTGAGATTGATAACCAAATCACCTGTTGGTATTAGTTAATTTTTGGAGTCCATCCATGAAAATCGAAAGTATATCTGAACATCTCTTTGGCAAGGATTTGATTGACCTACGGGAAAATTTGAAGATAAACACTTCAAAGAAAATCCTGACAAGAGAAGTTTCAAAAATTAAACGTATTGTTTTTCATTGCACTGATGCAAATGGATGGACTCCATATCAATTAAACGACTTTTTTCTCAATGAGCGTGGTTTCCCCACGTGTGGTTATCATTATTACGTGATGCGTGATAAGGTATATCAGATGGTTTCCGAACATGTTATATCTTATCATGCTTCAGGTTATAATTCTGATTCTGTTGGATTTTCTATTGATTATAATGCTACATTTGAAACTAAGATGAATGTAGCTCTTGATGAAAATATCATCAAACAAGCTGTAAAGACAGCAACCTATTTGTGTTTTAGACACAAGCTTTTCCCTGATTCCATCAAAGGTCATCGTGAGTTGAAGGGAACTGGTTGGATTTTTGTTTATCATAATGATAAGCGTTCCACTGCATTAGTGAAAACATGTCCAGGTTTGAAAATTGACCTGAATGATTTCAGATATCAAGTTGCGAAAGAAATTCAATCAACATTAAAGCATTTTGGAAATGATATTCTTGTTGATGGGATAATTGGTCCAAAGACAAGAAAAGCCTTTTTGGACTCTTATGCCCACGATTAAAGCTGTTCTTCAAAATAATAGTCAAGCACGTGCAAGAAAAGCTGAAGGAATCATAGCTCGTGTTCTTGGCGAAGATTTTGGCTATGGCGGCTATAAACGTGAGGGTGATAAACTTGATATTGAAGATAGAAAGTCTTTGATGATTGGTGTCTTGCTGAAAATGGACACCGCCTCTTTGAATACTTTTGTTAATGACAGACGTAAAGGTCGTGACCTTGAACCGATTTTAGTTGACAGACGTGATATCTATGATTTTCGGAAAGGTTATGCTGAACTCATTGACCAAGCATACATCGCTGTCGCAACTTATATTGGTGACCTTCATCCTTACGCTGACAAAATTCATCGTGTTGGATTGTATAATGATATTATAGAGGCTCTTGAAGATATTCCATCAGAATTGGCTTTAGGTGCCACAGAGTTAACAGTCAAGAAAGCAAACTTGCTTTTGAAGACTATGGGTGCTTTGAATGCTGAAATGGGTGATAAGACGCTTCTTGACTTCTTTCGACCAAAAGGTAAGAAGTATTCAATTGAAGATGAGGGAAAAGAAAAAACCTTCAGTAAAGATGAGGTTGAAAAACTTCTCACAGAAAAATTTAGCAATCAACTTCCAGTTGCAACATCTAAGAAAATTGAGTTTACCGATTATACTAATTGTGCTAATGGTGAGTCACTTAATGGTAATACTATTTGCTGGAATGATAGTATGTGTGGTGGCTCTGGTGGAAAGATTTGTGCGGTTCAAAATGGCGACATCCAAAGGTGTCCCAAATTCTTAAATAAAACACTTCTTGAAGATAAAGAGTGGATATTGAGAATGAGGGAAAAAGTTGGATTAAATTATCGTGATATTGCGATGATGTGTGGTGCTGATAAGCTTGATGACGACATTAAAGAAAAACTGAAATACTATTTTGCCAAACATGGAATTGATGGAAGCATCGGATTCAACTCAGGAAATCCCAAATGGACAGGACGAGAAGCGGATAGTTCAGAAGCAGCTGGATAAGCTGGTTTTTGAATCATTCTTCATCTTTCTTCTTGAAAAATGGCGTATATCATCTGGCGAGCATATTGGTGAACAATTCTCGATGGCTGATATGCCATGTTTGGTGGATATAGTTAAGGATGACCATCCTTTCAGAGTTATCTTAAAATCAGCACAATCGAGAATATCTGAGATTCACGTTGCTGAAGCTTTACATGATTGTATAAAAGAAAAAGGAAATGTGTTGTACACGTTTCCAGCTGGTGAGCAGATGCAACAGTTTGTTGATGCTCGTGCAAGACCAGCGGTGATGAATAACCCGTTTTTGTCGAAGTATATTACTGGTTCGCTGAACTTAAAGAAGTTCAATATAAATAGAAACAGTTTATACTTTCGTGGCACTCAAAAACGTCAGCAAATGATTTCAGTTGATGCTTCTAAATTATACGCTGATGAAATTGCTGAATATGAAGATGGCTCAATTATAAATACTTTGGATAAACGTCTTGGTGCCGCCAAGAAGCCCAAAAGACGTTATTATTCAACGCCAAAGTTTAGTGGTTCTGATATTGCGTTATACTATTATGGTTCTGAAGTTCAAAAAGAACGTGGTTCAGACCAAAGAGTTTGGACGATTCAATGTGAGCGTTGCGGTCAATGGAACGAAGATTTATTGTGGTTTGAGAATGTTCTTGATTTGAATGAAAAGGACATCAAGTTTTCGTTCTATCAACCTGATGCAATAGTTATTTGTCGTAAGTGTAAAAAACCTTTGAATAGGTTAAGCGTTGGTGAGTGGGTTGCTAAACTTACAAAGAACTCTGATTATTGTCACGGATACCATATCAGTAAGTTGTTTGCTCCAACAGCAAACTTAAATGATATGATGCTGGATTCTAAAAATCCTGTCAAAGAGCAGGAATTTTGGAATTCAGATATGGGGCTACCTTATGAGGTCAAAGGGTCAAGACTTACTGATGCTGTTATTGATAATGCTCGTGGCACTCATTTGCTTATTCATAAATCTTCTGACGAGTGCCATGTTGGCGTTGACATAGGTAGTCAAATTCACATTGTTGTCAATACTATAACAAATGAAGGTAAGTTAAAAACAATTGCTGTTCGTGAGGCGGATGATTGGAAAGATTTGGAATACATCTATTCTGATTTTAGGGTTCGTAGTTGTGTTATTGATATGAATCCTGATAAAGATGAGGCAATTGAATTCCAGAAAAATCACGACCATGTATATTTAGCATATTTCAAGCAACATCTCGAACAGACTTCACTTCAATATGAAATGCAAGATGATGATATTGTGGCTGTGCATAGAAGTTTGTTAATGTTGAATACTCTTGATTTAGTTGCTGAAAAGAAAATTATATTTCCAATTGATGTAAAGACAGTTCGTGATTTCTATGAACATTTGAAAGCTCCAATTCGTGCATTAAAGCAAGACTTGAAAGGTGATTGGATTACTTGGTTTCCACAGACAAAGAATCCAGACCATTACTTCTTTGCACTACTGTACAGTGTAGTTGCCAGTCAATTACGACCAAAACCTGCTGTTTTTAGAGTGTTAAACAAACTCGGATTATGAATATAATTGACATTTACTCAAGAATGACATCACTGGCAAAGAACAGAAGGCTTGGTTCTTGGGCTGATGCTGTTGAAATTGAGAGTTTATTTCGTTCTCATTCTGAAATTATAATTGAGAACTGGTATATGTATTATGGTTTACACAATCTTTTCTTGCAACGATTTGAAGGTGAAGACGACCAAACATTTGCAAAGCGTGTATTTACATCAACCGTTGAAAATCACGTTAAGTTTATTCTCAACACAATTGCAAGTTATTTGTATCCAAATCCTGATTCGTTAAAACGATACGTTGAACGTGATGGAAGCACTGACAAGAATTTGATGAAAGTGTTACAGGATAGCGTTTGGAATCATAACAAATTCAATACGATTGATGTTGGCAAGGCTTTGAATGCTCTTGTAACTGGTTACACGATTGTTCAACGAAGTTTGTATGATGTCCGAACTGATAGACCTTTCGCTCCAATATCCGATAATACTCAAAGAGCAAAGTTTGGTTACATCAAAAAGAAATTGATTGACTCTTCAAAAGCAATCCCATTGCCATATATGGATGAGTTTGGAGCTTTACATGAAGATAGACTTGGGGCAATAGTCTTCATGGCGACAACTGATAATTATGTTGGCGTTCCCGATTTGATGAAGTTGATGGATAAGAAGCTGACAAATATCGAAGTTCTTGAATATGTTGATGATACTTATTGGTTCAAATGGACTCGCACTGAACGCAACAAAGATTGGATTAGAGTTGACGTCAATCCTGGAACTCCATACGTAAACAAGAATCCATTTGGAGATATCAACGCATTATTTACTGTTTACAAGAACTTTGGTGACCCATTCCAGCTTACGGGAAACTCTGAAGTTACTGATTTAAAATCTATCAATCTCGAGATTGATGAGCTTGGAAATGCTGATAAAGAAACAATTAGATATCATTCATATCCAATTTTAACAGCTTTTGGTGGTGCGACAGTTCCGACCAATTTTGTCAGAACCAAGAACGCTATTCTTGAAACTGACAAATCTAAAGACAAAGCTGATTACAAGTATTTAGTTTGGGAAGGTAACCTTACAGAATCAAAAGACCGTCAAGAAACAATGCGAAGGGTAATGTCAAGTATTAGTGGTGTATCGCTGATTACTCGTGGTTTCTTGAAAGATATTGGTCAAATTCGTAGTGGACCACCTTTGAAAGCTTTATTCTCATCGGATAAAACTTCGATGAATTTACGCTTCACTTCTTTTGAAGAATGCGAAGCACTTGATATGAAAAATGATGTCAGGTTCTATGAAAAAGTAACTGGACAAAATTTTGATGTAGATAAGACTGTTGTCTACAAAGCTAAGTTTGATAGAGATTTCCTTGGTCTTGATGAATTGCTTGATGCTCAAGTTAAACAGCTTGAAGTTGAAGCTGGTGAGGATATGTTCGCAATTATGAAGACGACACATCCTGAATGGACTGACGAAAAAATCAACAAAGCAATCAAAGATTTTAAGGAACAAAAAGAAAAACAAGAATCAAAACAGTTTACTTCTGATTCTGAAGTAAAGGGTGCAGAACAAAACAAATAAGGAAAATTGTATATGGAAAAGAAATCTGAGAAACAAAGCGATTATAGTGGTGTTGTGCTTTGGTTTGCTGACCATCTGGGATATGGATTTATTCAATGTCCAGATTTCACCCAAAACATTTTTGCTCATTATACACGTATAATGACAAACGAAAAGTTCAAAACTTTGTCAAAGGGACAGCATGTTGCGTTTGAGGTTGCTGAAACTGACAAAAGACCAATGGCAATCAACATTCGTGAGAATAAAATCATAAAAGTTGCTGTAACACAAATAACTCAATAGCCACAATAAGGAGAACTGTACAATGGGACTCGTAAAATTTGGACAACAGACTCTTACAATTGATACTGTGCCTGATGGCTCAATCATTCTTTCTGAATCCGATTACAGGAGAATGACGGATACATCCAATGCGTATCTTTCTTTGAAATCACGAATACCTGTCGGAGTTGACGAAACTCAGTTGGGCGTTCTGGTTGAGAAAGGTCAGCGTTACGACACAGTCAATCAAGAGCTGGTAAATACGAAAACTTCCTTGACGGATGTTCAAAAGAAACTGGAAACAGCTTCTGTAAAACTTCCTGAAGGATTCACAATTGAAAAATGGAACCAACTTACCCAGCGAGAACAAAAGGAAATTCGTGACGGTAAAATCTCTGTTCACACTAAAAACGTGATGGAGAAATTAGCGAAAGAAAATCCAAATGTTCCAGCTCCAGAAGTTGACAGCAAGTTTTTACCTGCTGACAAAGTGGCAAGTTTTGACCCAGACGCTCAGAACGCTGAGCAAACATGGGCTACGATTCTCGCTGAAGGGTATAAAGCACAAACTGAATTTCTGAAAAAGCATCAGTCAAGCGTTCCTCCAACTCCAGACCTTGGTGGTGCTGGTGGTGGTAGTCCAGCTCCAACTGATGCTCAAATATCTGGTATCGCTCAATTATAGGGATAAAATATGTCTGACATGTTGACTCCTGCGGGTGGATACGGTAATCTTTTTGGTTACAATGTAACCAATATCCGTGCAGATGGTTTTGAGGTTCAGAATATGGGTCGTGAAGTTTTGCGACTTGCTCTTCCTCAACTCGTGTTTGCTATGGGTATGCAAGAATCACGTAACGCTTTTGGCGTGGGCAAAGGTGGCACTTTCACAGTTCCGATTTTCAAGGACTGGGGTGCTCCAGCTACTGTATCGCCATTGGTATCGGGAACTTCTATCGGTCTTGGAACTCAAAAGACTGACAGTGTCTCGATGTCCATATACGAATACGGCACTGGTATTGCCTATGAAAAGCTTGGTGATTGGATGACTGATATCAATCTCCGTAGGCAAATCGAACAGACTTTGGGCAATCACACTGCAAGAATGTTGAACTGGCTTGACTATGATACTTTAGTCAATACTACGTTCAGTATTGAAGTTCCTGCAACTGGTTCTTACACGGCTCTTCTTGGAACAAACCGTATCGGTGTTGTCGCTACGGCTTGGGGTGAACTCGGTTATGGCGGTGTTGCGTTAGTTCGTGACACGTTCAAAAATAACGTGGTAGCTCCCAAGACTTCTCGTGGTAAGTATCTGTGGTTCGCCACTCCTGAAACTCTCCGTAATTTGAAAGCTGGTTCAGTGTTCCAAAACCAAGTGCTTTATAGCAAAATTTCTTCACCTTCGTTCCAAGTCTTGGGCGAATTTGAGGACTTCTTGTTCGTTGAAACCAGCGAACAACTTGGCAAGGGAACATCAATCGTCACGGGTGCAAATTCGGCTGGATTTGGCTTTGGGCTCACGCCTAAAGTTTACTTCTATAAGGATTATGGCTCTGACGCTGAACGTCTCCAAGTTTGGAAAACTTTGTTCTATCGTGGACAAGGTCCAATCTTCCGAGACAAAGGCACGACCTGTATCGTTGTTCGCTCCAAGTCGGGTGCTTTCAACTACGGTGGTTTGGGTTAGTAGTCGAAGTGATGGTGGATTGCTTCCACCATCATTTTCTAAAGTTTTTAGAACATTTGAACTTATTACATTTGTTCATTAAGTTTGGAGTTAAAGATGGGTTATCTGTCTGAAACTATCGCACTTGGCACTGTGAAAACACTTGCAATGCCACCGCAAAAATTTGCGGCTCCATTGAAAATGTTCCAAATCATCAATCATGGACCAGATGCTCTTAGTCATGGAGTATTTGAATGGTCGGCTGATGAAATAACATGGGGAACACTCGCAAGTGTTGGTGCAGTTGCGGCTGATGCTGATGCTTGGTATGCTTTACCAGATGGTCGTCCGTTTATAAAGTTTTCAGCGGCTTCAGGTTCTGGAGAAGTAGCAAGCATTACTTACAAAGCTTGGTTTGAATAATAGAACATTCACAATTATTCATTTTGATTTGAGGTTTCTATGTTTGAAACTGGTGTATTCAAAATTATTGGTGTCACGAAAGCGGCTATCATTCCTGATAGATATATCGCTCCTGGTGCCAAAACGTTTACCCTGATAAACTATGGGCAAACGATGTCTCCTGTGGTCGTTGAGTATTCTAACGACCTGTCGACCTGGGGAACAGCTGATGGAACGAGTTTTGGTAGCTTGGCTGCCACTTCTCAAGCCTATTCGTATCTCATCGATGGGCGTCCATATTGGCGTGTTCAAGGTGCAGTTGGAACGGCTGGTGCCACGTCTTACGGCACTTGGGTAGTAAATTATTAAACTTTGGAGAACATATGGTAAATGGTAAAACTGTATCTTTGTGCATGGTCGTTTACAATTCAAGCGATTTGTGCGAAAGAGCAATAAATTCTGTAAAATCAATCATTGATGAGGTCGTGATTGTGGATCAAGGTTCGTCTGCAAGTGATTCAGAGAAATTGAAGTCACTTGCAGATGTTTACCTCAAGACAACCAACAAAGGTAATGCTGACTATGATAGACAGTATTGTTATGCGTTGGCTACAAAGGATTACATTCTTGCTCTTGATGCTGATGAGTTTTTTGACGAAGTTGAATTAAAGAAAATCAATTCTGTATTTGAATATGATTTTCACGTTGTTTGGTTTCTGTTCAAAAATCTCGTTGTTCACGGAGAAGTTGAATTTGATATAAAAGATATTCTTGGTGGCGATGACCCACATCCAAGATTATGGAAAAGAGAGATTGAGTTTCAAGGCACGAAGACAAGTCCTGTTAAGTGGCCCCATGAAGCACACAAGTTTCCTGCAATGATATCTGATAAGCAGATATTCTCAGAAACTTTTGTTACTCATCGGAGAGAACTTGCCAATATCGTGAGAACTCATCTTCATCGTGGAAAAAATATCCATCCACAAGCACAGGAATTGGAAAGAAATTTCGTGAAAGCTGTGCTTAGCAAGTTCAAGTTTGAAACAAAGTCTGAACTTAATAAACAATTCCCTGAATTACGGCATTATTTGAAAGGCTGAACATATGGACAACAAGGAAAATTTGCAAATGTC